AATGGCCTGAGTAATCTCCTGCTACCCCAGAAGAAACGAACCGTTGGGAGGTGCCAACAATCTGACGGGCAATGCCGGTGCTATAAAAGTCGCTACTGTAAGCCCCGTGTGTCTGGAAATAGCTCCCGCAAGTCGCCATCTTATTTTTCGGACTGTCGGCGGGGGTATAAGAGAAGGAACGAAACTCTCCCCTCCCTGCACCCTTCTCGTATACAAAGATTATCTGCGCCCACTTAGTGCCGTCCCCTGTCGGCATCGCGATTGTGTAATGCCCGAGGTCGTTATCCCACCAAGCATGAGGTTCGGGAAGAACCCCGCTCAGATTTCTATAGCTCTTGGCGTAGGCATATAGCAGGGGTGTCTTCGGACACTGGTCAACTAGCTTTAGCCAAGTCTCGGTGATCTCCTTAGAGTGACTTTGAGTTTCCAACGTCAACCCGCTTAATGCTCTTCTTATTGAATGGATACCGTGCCTACTACAGAAGAATAAATCTTGGCCTACATTCGCAATCGTATTTCTCCCGAACAGTCCAAGTGACACTCGGAAGTCGGTTGCTATCTGCCAATTATTGATGTCGGTGTCCGTAATATAGATGAGGGTCTCATTCTCTCCGAAGACAACTAGTTTGTCCCCTTCAAGAACGCCCAGCCCTTTAATCTTATCAGGTCCAGAGAATTGGTTTTTGACATCAAGGATTGCACCGTCCGTAGCCAAAGCCGTAGACCCATCACTGGTGTTTGTCCTCCAATCGTATGGGTTGTCGAGGGTAGAGATGTGAATTTCTGTATCCTTGTTTAGGATACCCGCGACAACAAGACGGTTCTGAATAGCTACGGCAAAACCGCCATTAGGAAAGGAGTCATGCGCTGACCAATATTTCAAGGTTATAGTTCCGTGACCATCACCACTGGCGGTGACAGCCGAACCACCTACTGTCTCACTTATCTGGAAGGTATCGGTTGCGGTACTGATAACATAATAGGTCTTCCTACGATGTACGCCCGAAGGGAGATTGTCATAGATGTACATACAAGGGAGCTTATGGACAGTAGAATACCCACTGGTTGTTAGGACCGCTCCCCCAGCGGTGGCACTAACCTTGAAGGTGTCCGTAGTCAGTCCACTAGAAACCACAAAATACTTTGTGTTCTCCGCAAAACCTGTGGGGAGATCACTGGTGGTATCTAACCCATAATCATCGGAGTGGAAGCTAACTTGCTGCCCTGCTGTTAACCCGTGATCGGGCTTCCTAATTTCACCGGATACGCCTGTAAACAAGGGGCTAGTATTAGCGGGGGTTTGAGAGGCATCCAGTTTGTACGGGGTATATTTTAGGGGGTTATTAAATGCCAGAGATATAGGGGTTCCGTTATCTAAACCATGAGCAGTCTTTGTTACCGTGGCCCCAGATATGGTGACAATGTCGGTCCCAACGGCATCCCCTGCATAGTTAAACTTGTGGCGATCATCCTCCACATTCCTGTATTCCACAGCCTTCGCGCCTTCGTGGAATAGGAACACACTCTGTTTGAACTGAGTGAAATTAACAGGGCTAAAGAATGTATTAGAGGATGTATAGGTATAAGGATTTGCATCTGCGGTAGTGGGGACAAACCCACCGAATTCGAGCATCCGAGAATTTCGTAGGTCAACCGCAAAAGCTTCACCATCGGTGATGGCTGCGAACAAAGGGCCGGAATCTGTGACGTTCAGATTCTGATAAGTCGTATCATCAACGATATTTAATCGTGCAGTATCCCCGTAACTAGTAGAGGTGTAAGCTCTTACGTTACCGCCTTGCATCGTCCCATCCGCATTTATAGCCGCCGCAACAGTAGTCATCGTGTCGGTGCTAGTGTAATTAAACGTAGAGCTTGACCCGCTCTCTAGCGTGATAACGATGCTACCACTTGTTGTACTCGGGACAGGGGAGAGAGAACCAATCTGTGTAGTCTCTCCCGGGTTACCGCCAAGTGTATTTAGTAAAATACCAACCCACTCATACGAAACATGAGGTAGGTCATCAGGGTTGGCATTGCCTTCCATATTTTTGGCGTCACCAAACTCTTCAATTGGATAGTGAGGAGTTAGAGGAGTGTTTGAGGTATCAGAAGAGGGGTCACCCCAAGCTATGAAACTGCCATGACTGTCGGCATTCCTATCTTGAATTACCAAGCACTGTAGTTTGTTATCCGGTTCTTGGTCTGTCCCTAGAGAAATATCACCTTGACCGCCATCGCGATCATACCCACCAAAATAGACCCTCAAGTAGTTATCAGCCCCTACATGAGTGACATTCCACATATGTTGATAGAACCCCTCCCCAGCAAAGAATTGTTCCGAAGAAGCTCCCGTATGGACTCTAGGCATGGGGTAATTGGTTATGAAGTCCGTGTGATCAGGGAGGAGGGCTTCAGCAGGGGGGACCGTCTGTCCCGGGCCTTTATGCATCTGCCCCCGGTAGTCCGTCCACATACCCTCCGTCCATGCAAAATACCTCTCGCCCTTATTAAAAGGGCCTGTAGTAGTTTCTAGTCCGAGGAACTTGCCATAGGGAAACAGCTTACGGGGCATTAGGTGTACTCGCTTATTTCAACCGTAAGGTTCCCTTGAATATTTACGATAGAGCCTAACCAAGAATTTATAGAGAGGGTATACTCGTTCTGGGCAAGGGTGATCAGCCCCGCATTGTTCGTGTCTGAGTCATCCTTCATGAAGTAACTCTTGATACCTAAGATCATCACTTCGTCATCGATGGGCCTGTAGGTATCTGCGCTCAACTCGGTGTAGCGTTTAATACGGGTGCTGTAAGGATGGGAGACCACAGCATCTGTCACCGTTACTCCTGCTGTGTCGGCTAACCTGTAGCTGTTAGCGACGGTATTACCAGAGCCATCCGTGGTTTGCCTGATTACAAAAGTGTAGAGGTCCCCCGCAGTGGTTGCTGCCCCTCCCCCGCTCTCTGAGCTAAACCCTGCACCAGCAACCTTCACTGGGGCATAAGTACTAAAGGTCACGGTGGGGCTACCTGTTAAGGCTAATGTCTGGCTGTCTGCGGAGATTGAACCTTGTTGGTTATCATAAGCGGCATCCAATAAGTCCAAGAAGATAGGGTGCCGGTTCACATCAGTGACCACACGGTTAGCGTAATTCAAAAACCGTTGTTGGTTAGCGGTAATAAAATAGGAAGCCTCGGCATCCCCCAATTCCTGCATAGCATTCTGTGCAAGATAGAGACCGCCAGAGAAGTCGCCTCTGTCGCTGCTCTGACTGAGGTTAAGTGACGTACTCATTCTAACTCAACATTTATCTCAGAGAGTTTACCCTCGTTAACAAAAGGGTGGTTCCTAATGCGATGAGCCTGATCGTCTGTCAGTACAGCGTAGTGGTTACTAAAGACGACTTCTTTCCCTGCAATCGCAAGAGTGAAAGAAGGTTGCACATTGAACCGGAAAATCTTGCCGTCTTTATGCTCCTTAAGGAGGGTGAGGAGGGTCTGATTGTCTTTCATGGTCTCTAGCTTGCCATTAACGACTAAGGACTCGTCCTCAGGAAGAATGTTACCATTCTTACAGTGGTAGTTCTCTCGTACTAACTCCCCGATCTCTGCGGGGACCTCCAAGCGTCCTCCCTCGAAAACATAGGTCCCTCCCCGGATATCAATCGCCTTCACGCGATTAGAGAAGAATACTGCTGTCTTGGGGGTCTTAACTTTGTCTGTCCTGTTCTTTTTCGCTGGCATCCGTGTCTCCAATTCTCAGACAAAAACGACCACTAAAGTATATGCTTTAGTGGTCGTTATGTCTAGAAATTGTCTGGCCCTAGACTGGCGAGACACTCCAGTTGAGAATACCACCGTGGGTTTTCTCTTGGAGAATTTCCAACCCACATTCTGTGAGATATTCGTCGGTGACACCGTCTGTGCCAGCCGCTTGACGATCCTTCAGAAGTTGGGTGTCATCGATGAACCGATAGCGAAGGTCCTTGGTGTCGAGAATAATCATGTTGTTCTCGAACCCAGAGATTTGACGGAACATCGGGTGGGTCTTCACTTGGAGCGTACCAGCGAAGGTCTTATAGGATGTCAGTGACACACCATAAGATTGGTCGGAATAGTCCACTGGTTGCCAGCGGTTCTTACCAATCTGCTGGAGGTAGTGAGCAACCTTCCAACCACACAGCGCCAGCTTCTCGCTTGAGCCGTAAGCGAAGGCTTTTTCTGCGAGGAACTGATCGAACTCAGCTTCTGTGACTTTATTGTTCGTCGTGAAAGCAGAGGCCGCATCGCTCATGTTCGTCGTAATGGCCGTGAAGAGACCTTCTGTCATCCGCTCCGTGAGAGCGGCGGCATCAGATTGCTTCTTGCCGAACATGAAAGCACGTTCCATGGAGACCATATGCTCCTTGAGAGCGTCACGGGACTTCTCAAGATACTGGTCGCCGGTACGGAAGTTGGTGTGCATGGCGGTACGCGAGATGCTGTAAGGGGTACGGAAAATCTGCGTGTAGTTCTCCGTCGATGCAGCATCGTAACTGATCGCGTCAGGAATTGCGCTTCCTTCAGCGTTCACATTACCGATCATGTACATGACATCGTTGGCCGTCATGTTGACGCCCGTGCCTGAGTTACCGACACCGCGAACGACAGTGGCTTCGTTACCAGTGATACTGGAAATCTTGACCACTTCGTTGGTGGAAGCGTTTTTCCACAACTGACCAGCTTTACAAAAGCCAGCGTCGGCAGAAGTTGTGAACTCAAACTTCGTTGCCGAGGTGCTACCGATTGCGTCAGAACCAGTCTTCACAAGGCCCGTCCAGTTCGGAAGGTCTTTGCGAAAGTTGTGGTACTCAGGATCGTCCGTCTTCTCTGACGGAAGCATGGAAAGAACGGCAGTCAATGGCGCAGAACCATTAGGCTCTAACATCAAATATTTCTGCCGCCAGTTTTCGGGGCGATGATCCGCTGCAAACGAACCAGTACCCCTCATGTTTAGTACAGCCATAATATCCTCCTATGGCGTTATGAGGTTTACATCAGTCTATTCGCTACGGTGGCTCCGAGGTTATCTAGCGGTATAACAGTGAGTGTCCTTGGAGGTCTTGACTGTTATGCGGCAAACTTTGGTAGGCCGGTGTAGGTATCGAATTGTACCAAAAGTACAGACAGAGTCCAATAATTAAATCATGTTCATGATCTCATCATTGAAGTTAGAGGGAGGAGGACCACCCGGGTTCTCGCTACCTCTGCTTGCTACTGTTTCTCCTCCAGCCCTCTGGATCGTCTTTGCCACAGACTGCTTCATTGCGGCTTGCTCTTGGGTGTTACGGTTCCCAGTAGCAATCGCATGGTAATCTCGGATCGACTTATCCATCGCTTGAGGGTTCTGGCTTATGATTTGTTTATACCCCGGGATGAACTTCTCCTGCTCATCAACCCAAGACACGAAATCATTAAACTCTAGTTCGGTGTCGATACCCAACTCTCCAGCCGTTGCCGCAGCCGTGCTATCCACCAGAGCTTGTTGGCTGGCTATAGCGTTCTGTTGCTGGGCCTGTTTGAAGGTTTCGACATCCTGCATGAGCTTGGGCAGGATATTGGCTACCTGTGAAACCTGGGTTCCATATTGGAACATATTGGTCATAGTAACCATGGACTCATCAGTGGGAGTTAGGCCGTTCTCCTCAAAGAAACTCTGCGCCTGTTGACGGGCTTGATCCAATGTCATGGCGTCTTGTTGTGCCATTACTTGCTGGTTAGCAGGATCGTTCATAGGGGTGTTCACAGGCATCTCAGGTGCTACAGACGCAGCTTCCTGTTGGGGCATACCGCCCTGCTGCATAACCTGTTGGGCCATCATCTCAGCTAACTGCTGGGGATCAGTCACACCTGTCTGTTCCGCCATGTTACGAGCCATCTCCATGATGGGACCGTACTTGTTGTCCATCATCTTGAACTGTTGGACCATGGTAATAGCATCAGATTCGGGGATGTCTTCTTCCTTCCCCCGATACTTAATGCGAAGCATACGATCAATCGCGCCCTCGCCATCCTCGCCAAGGTCCTGTTGATTTGCATCCTCAGGTTGCCGGTCTTCTCGCGGATCAACGTCCTGCATCACGTCATAGTCGTAATCAGCTTCCAGTCGATCATTGGCGTAGAGCCTGTTCGCTGCACGAAGCCCATCCTTATCAGGGTTAGCCTCGGCATCTGTCTCAGGTTGAGGGGCATTAGCAGGGGGGTTAGCCGCCTGATTAGGATCAGTGATAGCACCAGACCCGCGATTCCTCTCTGCGGTGATCTCTGCTTCGCTCTTAGTTTTAGCCATCTTTATATTCTCCTAGTTCCTCATCCGCTTCTACCCTCTGAACAATGATGTCAGGTAGGTTCAGCGCAGTTTGAAACGCATTTAAAAGTGCGGTGCATACTCGTAACTCTTTTTCCTCAGACATAGCGTTCTGGATAAGAGCCGTCTGTACGCGGTTAAACTCCCCTTGTAGTGCGTCCGTGTAGACTTGGAAGTATGGGTCCTTACGAAGTTTATCGAACCCCGTCCGTAGTTCACTCGAACTCATTTCTGTCATTGAGGCATCCCTTGTTTAGTGACAGCAGGGCCGGGGCCTACAGGAGGTTGTCCCATTCCCATCTCTTGCTGTGCTTGCTGCATGGGTAGAATGTTACCAGCCGCAAGCTCCTGTTGAATCTGTTCATCGGGCATTGTCTGCTGCGGAGCAGCCTTCCAGTTCTCAACGTCTTGGAAGCCGAAGCTCTCAATCAAGCGTTCCACAAACTTGTCCATGTCCCACCCTTGGGCTGCGCCTGTCTCAGACAGGACACGAATAGCCCGTGTGATGTTCTCGGAGTTCTCCTCTGGACTTGTTGGGAGCGTCCCATCGACAACTACATAGTCGAAGTCCCCCAAGATTTCAGAACGACTGAATTGAGTGGTTCCCTGCGGATTGTCCGCAGAGACCTCCTCTTGGAGATCAACCTGTCCACCATCGATCTGGAAGAACTGGGTATTGGCAATCATCTGGCGCACCAAGGGCCTTATGGTACTGGCCGACAGAAGACGAGCTTGCATACCAAGGCGCTGCTGTCCGAGACTTGTTAGTCGCGCAATCTCTGTAGCAGTGCGCTGGGTCTCTGCTTGGATACCTTGAGCAGTGTCTGACGCTGCTGCTACCCGCTGCATTAACTGTCCTGCCGTGTCGAGGTCCTGCCAGTAATTACGAGTGGCATCAGGAATAGACAGAGGCATCAGAGCATCAGAAGGATTAGACCCGGGAAGAGTTCTGATTAGCCTCGCTGAGTTGGGATCAAGAATGTCTCGGATGTTCACACGGTTCGGGTCAACCACCAGCCGGTTCTGAACGATGCTCTGTACGTTCTCAACACGGGTCCGAATGAGCCAGTCCTGATATCGCTGAAGCGGCATCATCAGATCATAGAGAGATGTCGCGAAAGTCCGGTGGGCATCATAGTTTGCCTCACCGTGGATCACGGGTATCTGGTCATGCGGGTACGGAGACTTGTCGAATTGAACAATGACATTCTCATCCGCGATCACAATCCGATACAGTCCGAAGGGTGCCGGGATGTTGAAACGTCTGGGGTCACAGTAGACATAGAGGGTATTTAGAATATGAGCGTAACCAATCTTTGCCCCTGCCCCGCTGAGTTCCTCTGCCGAAGATGCAAGGGCTGGGTCAATAGACTGTCCTCGTATCACGTCCTTGAGGTAGCTGTTTGAACGCCAGCTTGTTGACGGACGTTGCTCATCAAGACGGTCAAGGTTCTGGTAATGGTTACGTCTGTAGAGCGTGGTACGCGAAGCCCATGTTCTGTATCCAACGAACTCTGCCTCATGGCGGTTCTGGCTGGTTACTCGGGGATCGGGAAAGTAAGCCCAAGGATCAATGTTAACAGGAACATTACCGTCTGCCCCATAGAAACAGGCGATTGGAGACATCCCATAACGATTGTTATCCAAGAAAATCTGATAGAGCCGCTGTTCGTATCCAACCCTCCGCATATTCATATGAAGGCTACGTTCTAGAATCTTGGCTGCTCTCCGCTGAGAGCTATCACCAGTGGCCTCTATCTTGAAGGGAGGTGCGCCACCAAAGATGGCAAGGTTATAGGTGCAGAGAGTGTCGCTTATGGCACGGCTGTACGGGGTCTTGATCGTGTCGATGACCTTTCCGCTACCGCCGTACTTACCAGAGGCTTCAGCTTGAGATAGCTTGCCTGTCCCGAAAGTCCGCTGTGTGGAGCTAGTGCGTTCCACAATAGAAGCGGGAACATAGATGTCATGAGTAACCTCGGCATCGCGCCAATACTGATACCTATCAGAGATGCGATCATAAGATAGGTCGAAATGCGCTCGGACGTACTCTACAATTTTTTGTTCAGTGTTACTGTCCAGCCACTCAGCAGCGTTGTTATCTTGGTTAAGAGCTTGACCAACAGCCTCAGGACCTTGTCTCTCAGGATCAGGCATAGGTCTATCGTCGCCACTTTTAATCTGGACCACTGGGTCCTGATCATCTGCGTTATCATCGTCCACAAGTGCGGCATCATACTTTGGTCCCTCTCTCTCCATGATCTCAAGAGCGGTCATCTCGTTCACCGCATCTCTTACGAGATCAGTCCTTGCGTTCTCTAGAGCCACCTCAGGATCAACATAAGTCCCCATCTGAGTGGGGCTAGCCTCTGCTATACGACCATCCGCAATATTATCGTGGATTTGGTCTGTAGGCTGGACAACGCTCTCGATATCTGATTGGTCACCCTGTCTGGGTTTTCTAGCCATGGCTACCTCTAATGCGGGGGTAATATCTTACGTCGAAGACGGGGGGCGTGATGGGTTGCATCACTCTTTGCCATGGTCAATAAACCCCAGCTTTTGCTGCCTCCGACAGAGTTAGACAGCTTTCTCTTCCCGCCGCTAACAGACGGAGAAGAAGCTACAGGAACCCGCTGGCTCCCTTTCTTTAGACGAGGTTTACCGTTCACAAAGGTGTCCAGACAAAAATAAGTAAATCCAGACAGATAATACATTTAATAGTGTGTTTTGTCTAGAACCGTTAATACCCGTGGGAGGCCGACCCAATCTCTCGGGTAGCTTCTAGCCTACCAAACAACTCATGCCCACTCATCTGAGGAGCTATCTCGGAAGCTGCAAGGAACAGCGCAGTGACACAGTCATCGTGAAACCCTTTTGGGGCTTCGTATCGAATACGTCCAGTAGCAGTGATGGCGTAGGAGTACGCCTCTAGCTCACGCCAAATGTGGCCTGTGTCATTGTCGGTGCCAGAAGCGGTACTGGGCCAGGGTATCCTCATAACCCCCTCTTCAATGAGGAGCATAAGGTTCTGAACCATCTGAGTTTTCTTCTCGTTAGTGAACTTAACTGGTCTAATAGCCAAGCCTCTTGTCGCAAGGTTGTCGTAGATCGGATCACCCACTCCGCTGGCATCAAGGACCACCGTCCCACGGTAGCGTGAACAGAATCTCTCAATTCGCGTTGTGACGATACCCCAGTCGAGATTATTAAAGCGATCAAACCCAATGACATTACTGGCAGGGTCCAGAGCAATAAGAGTAGTGAAGTCAGTATGTTTAGCGAGATCGACGCCAACTCGACACATATCTGCCTGAGGGATGAGAGAAGTTTGTTCACTGTTTTTCCTCATTTTATCAAGTCCGCGAAAGACTGCTCCCCCGCTGTCTAGGAACTCCGCAAGGAATTCCTGCTGAAACATATCCTCAGGCAGTTCGTCCTTGAGGCGTTCTAGTTCTTCGGAGGGGATGAAGGGGTTAGTCTTGGTGGGAAATCTGAACGACTTCCAAGGATTGGGCTTACCGTTGTCTAACTTTGGAGTGAGGCCCCTAAGAAAGAACTTATGAAGGGGACCTTTACCTTTTGGGGTTCCTTGTAGCCACGCCCATCCAGCGCGGTCCAAGAGCATCGCAGCCACAGGACCAGCCCATAGGTCCTCAAGGTCTGAGATGAGGCCCGCCTCATTTATAATAACACCATCGTACTGACCACCACGAAGGTTGTCAGGCTGATCAGCAGAAAAAAATACAACCTTATCTCCATTAATAAATCGGATTTCCATGGGTGGAGTTTCAATACACTTTTGAATCAGCCCTCCGCTCTCCGCGAAGGTACGCATCACACGGAAACTCTCTTTACCCTGTGGGTTATAAACAGGGTTCAACCACGCATATATTTTCCCTCCCCTCGGGCTAACATGGGAGAGGCTATGGCTAAGTATCTTGATGCAAGCCATGTGGTCTTTTCCCCACCGTCTACCACAGACCAAGGTCATAAAACGGTGCGTGTCTTCTAGTACCAACTGTTGCCCGTGGTGGGCTTCAAAGGTGACCTCCTGTGGGGCGCTCATCTCCTGCTCCATATTTCATATTCACAGGGACGAAGGTCTGTCTTGTCCCAGACAGCTACCGCCAAGGCTCTGTCAGGCGCACCCCCTTTTCCAAGGTAGTCCTCTCTCCAGTCCATGTTGGCCCAAAATCGAGGAGGATGTCTCTGGAACTGCTCTCTCCCTTTCTTACACGCCCATAACCTCTCGGGGCAGACCAAGATCATATGCTCAACACCAATATCGAAAGCGTGATCGATGAAGGGACGGATGTGTTTGAAGGGGGGATTGGTGACGATGCTAGATGCAAGGGCAGTGGTGTAGCCAAAGAAGTCTTGGCCCCTTGTGATGTCTGTACCTACTACTGCACACCCCGCAGATTTCAGAGCATCCGCAACTCTCTCATCCCCTACACAAGGTTCCCACACTTGAGGTGTGATGTAGGGATTGATGTACCGCTCTATGATCTCTGTAACGATAGATACAGGGGTTGGATAGAAGTCGTTAGGCTTACGATCACTCATTTATGGCCTAATAGAGCGTTAAGCCTGTTGATATCCTTAGAGGTCATACATAAAATTTTATAGACCCTCTTGAGCTTGATGGGAGGATTAGTGGTGGTGTTGATGAAATTCCCGATACTAGCTTGAAACGCCTCTCGGTCTTTTACAGCGAACTCCTCACACTGTTTGAGGCTAGTGTAATGAGAATTAGAGGCCACGAAGCCTATAGGTATCGTTGGGTGCGTGGTCCAGATGAAGGCCGCAATAATATAGGTGATCATGAAGCTACCTCCTCGGGCTTCTTAAAGGTCAGAGTGCCAACCTGTTGCGCCCGTCCTTTCTTCACCCCGTCTATGACCTCGCCTGTCTGGTCGAAGTCGATCTCTGGCCCTGTCTGATTGATCGTGATGTGGACCTTACCGTCCGTCTTCTGCTGTTGGTCGCCCGTCATACTAATAGGCTGCTGATTTGGTAGGCCCTTCTGGAGGATCACCTTGTAAAGCTGAAGCTGTCCATCCGTTAACGCGACATCCTCGGGCAGCATAAGCTGAACAGTGCCGTTATTACCGACGATCCTCTCGGGTACTGCGCTCAGATAGCTGGAAAGACGGCTAGCCAGTGAGGGTAGTTCCTTGTACAGCGTGTCAATGAACTGGCGCTGGTTCCCCAAGAACGAAGGGTGCTGGAACAGCAAATCTTCCTGCTCAATCTTGGCAATCTCCTGATTAAACGCTGCCATCTTCCGAAGATGTTTAGGCGGCGGCTTGTTTGTTCGTCGTGCCATGAAAACTCCAGACCATGTCCACTAATATAATATAAAAAAAATTTAAAAAACAGTGTTTTCAGCAGGGTTTTCCAGCCACTCAAAAACGTAGGCAGTAGGTTCAGCGTGAATTTCCATTCGCGTGGGAACCGAAACCGGGGTCCGACAGTGTCTTGGCGGCGGTCTGGGCCAAGGGGTGTATTTTGCTGGACCGTCTGACTATTAATCAGTCGGCGGTGCGCGAAAAAGTGAGGCTGGGTGCGGGTTTGCGAGGGGCCTTGTGCGAATCTTCCCGCTTTTTTTCCCGTTTTCCCGATTTCTGTCTGGCAGACAGTCCGATGTCTGGGCGCGTTGTCTGGAATTCTGAAACTTTTTTTTCTCAGGTCGGCGGACTGGGGGCCGCGCATTCGCTGGCGCTTTTGCTCCAACCATTGGCGACAGACAGGGACCGACTGTAAAAAGTGAATAATTCACTTGATATATACAGTTGCATCTAATAAAACATAGTTGCGGCTTCGCCGTCGGGCAACGCCCGTGGGACAACAGATAGG